GAGATTTTGGATTGTTTGTAATGCCTTTTTAGCTGCCGCTGGGTCTTCAATTCCTTCAAAAGCTTTTAATGCTTTTTCGGCTGCTTCTTTGGCTTCACGATGTGTTTTAGCTTCATTGTTTAAGCGTGCAATTGTTGCTACCGAGTGTGGTGCATCATGTGGCATTTCTTTGCCGTCATCATGAATATAGATCGGCTTATCACCGTCTACTTCCGCATAAACTTTACCGTCGATTGTTACTGTTTTAAGTTTCATTGGTCATCCAACCTATATATACAAAATGGGCATCCGCCCGGATTCGCCGTTAGCATCCGCTTTCGGCAGGCAATAAAAAAGCGCCCTTTAGGACGCTTCATTTCTATAAATGATTATTTACTTAAAGCTTGGCGTACAAATGCATCTTTTGCTTCAAGTAGCTTTCTTAATCCTGTGGATTTTTCAGGCCCGTCAGGAAGTTGCTCATCCATTTGCCGAGCTAAATCACCAATTGGCTTACTAACTTGCTGCAAATGTTCAGGTAAATGTTCATATTGGAAATATTGGATAATAGGGCTTGGCATTTTCTTCTCGCAAAAAAAGCACCCGAAGGTGCTATGGTTAAAAATTAAGTTCTATTTGATGAGTGCAATTGCTTTTAATCTTTCAAAAGTAAAACCATAAATTGCCATGGCTTGAAACCTTAATTTGAAGAAATGGCACCAGAATTCATTTTGTGCTCAGAATATATTGAGCATCTGACATATTGATTTGCTTTTCAGGCATTTGTAGTACCTTTAGCTACGTTTACTTTTTATTCCAAACCTCTGATCTAGGTTCATCACCAACTAAGCGGATGCCTTGAGGACCACCTACATCAAATGTTGCCGTGATAGTCGCTGGACCCTCAAAAACACTACAATTCATTTTTACAGCGGTTAATCCAGCTAATGGAATACCTGTTTCCTCGTCACAAAGAGCAAGATGAGAAGATTTATCTGAAACTCTTTTAAGTACCAAATGTCTAACTTTTGATTCACTCATAAGCCAAACTCCATAAATGACAAAAGCGCCATTTGGGCGCTTATATAGGTGAAAATTGTGTCTTAAGTGAGTTTAGAATTACCTGTAATCGGCAATAATTACTCACAGTTAAATCCAGTTCCAACAAGGTCTTTTTTCAAATTTGAAACGAGATTTTGTTGTTCCTGCTGTTGTCCACTAAGATAATTTTTATCTAGAGTCTCTGCACCATCAATAGATTTATAAAGCTCTTTAGATTCCTCTAAATTGTCTTTTAAAAACGTGGTGAGGTTTAGTTTCGCCTGGGCAGCTCTACATAAATTATTTTTAGCTTCTAAACCTTGAGTAGCCTGTTTTACTTGACCAGTTGCAGGATCAAAAGAATATGCATTTGCCATTGCTGACTCCAAAGCTTCAGACAATCGATCATATTCTTTAAGATATTTTTGACTTGGTTCAGCTAAACAAGTGATGGAAATTAGGGTTAGACATACAAAAGCTATTGTTTTCATATTGTATAAATTCTGATGTTTTAAAAAATATAACATAAGAAAAATTACAGACCCAACTTTTTAAAAGCTTTTTCATCCAACTTTCTCAAATCATCTAAGCTATAGAAACGGCCTTCAGGATCAAAGAACTTTTCAAAATCAAATTTCCCATCTTTATAGAGCTTAAAGCGCTTTGGCCCTAGCCACTCCCTTTGAAAGAAATCATCTGTTTTCTTAAAGAACTCTTTAAAAGTGGTATTGGCATCTAACTGTCCTATTAACTGGCTTCGCTCTTCTTTGGGGATGTCTTTAACTCTACGTTCGTCCATTACAAATGGCCGTTCGCCAACAAGTTGACCGTCCTTCTCGACCGGAACCAAGATACTGCGACAGTTAGGATGTAACGGCGGCACTCGCTTTGCCGGATCATTTATTTCCCACACTGAACCATCTAATGAAGCGCAAAGCTTAGAAGTTCGTCCATCTAAAACGCTAACAAATCGGACATATTCAAAGCCAATTTGGTTGAAGCTATTTAGATAGGCTTGATTAGCTACATGACTTCGCACAGTTCTTACCGTTCGCTCAATATCAGTTTTGGTACCATTTAAGATCCCATCTTCATAGTTAAGCCGTTTGGTACCACGAATACGCTGAACAATTTCTTGGTTAGTTTTGCCTGAATTAATACCATCTCGAATTGCATACTCAACCTTTTGACGGGCACTTTCAGCAATTCTTGAAAGCAGATCATCGACAAGAGCGCCACCTGCCAACGGAACTTTTTTAGCGGATAAGAATAGTTTTTCCCCATCAGGCTTATTAATTTTTGCTCCATAGAGCTTAGCTACGTAATTGGCCTCATAAACAGCCAGCGCCGTAGCAGAAACGGCAAAAGCTTCAGGTAATGCTAAATTAACACTGGCAAACCATTGGGCAATCAAATCCCTAATTTCCCTTAGATTTGAAGTTGTATATTTACCACCAGCTAAAGCAACTTTCTCCGACTCATTAAGCTCATCCAATAAATCCCGAAGCTTAGATAGCATCTTGCTCGTATCATCATTGAATAAAGCCAATAACTCATTTACCGTTTTTGATGAAGCACGATAAAGATAGGCCTGGTGCTGAGTGAGTGCTTCAAATAGTTTTTTGATATCTGTTGCCATCTCACTCTACCTTTGATTTAAAGTACCATCTTGCTCTGCTTCAACATTCTGTAGCTCTTCTTCATATTTTTGTTTAGGGAACATACCTGTTTGGTTGTATTCCCACCAAGATTTAAATGAAGAACGGCCTTGTAAAGCTGCCTCATATAATTGTCGAGCTAGTTCAGCTTGATACCCTTGTTTATTAAATTCCTGACTGATTTCGAACATCAAATCATCTTTAGTTAGAACATCCACATTAGGCGTTACAAACTTAGCAGCCCATCGTAATGCTGCTGACAAGGCTTCATTCATATTGACTACACAGAGCGAAAGAACTGAATGTTGAACAGCGTCATCGCTATTCGCTTCCGTAGCAGTCTTTTTACCCGCTGTACCCTTCTCAATTAAACGCGCCCCCATCTCCTTCATTTTTTCCCACTTATCTTTCATCGCTTCCCGGGCAAGAGTATTAGGGTCGGCTTGAACAATTCCTAATCCACCATTTTCAGGTAAAGGCAAAAGTACTTTCGCACCAATGTATATGCCACGTTTTTTGGCTTGGTCGTACCATTCCCATGTAACACCCTTCGCAAAGTATTGAGGTTGCCCCATATAAAAAACGGACTCTTGAAAGTCCGCACTGTCACGATAATGGGCTAAATTGAGATTGGCCAAAGGAAGTAATGGCGGCTTCTTAATCTCTTCTGAATTATCAATTGCACCTACAAATGTAAAAGGTATATAGGTCCAGAAATTCCCGTTGTAATCTGTTGGAAACTTCTTATCTCCGCCAACCCAGTTACCCTTTTCACCCTTTGTATACACCTGAACGGAATAAATATATTCCCCATTACCCTCTTGCTCTAAACGAAGTACACGATATTGCTCTTGTTCGGTTTTACTAAATCCATCAGCACCGCGCTCAGACTTAAATTCACGTATAACCACTAAGCAAAGCTTTTTCTGGTTATCGATCATTACTGAATCCCAATTCACTACATCAAGGGCATTTAGTAAATGAATCATCGGATAGGCTTTTTGTGCTTTAAATTCCGCTAGATTACGAGCTGGCGGCACATCAGGATAATCTACATATAAAGCACAACGATAATGCTTCAATAAATGGCGAATTCCATTTTGAGCCAATTGATAAGTACTTAAACCAGCACCATTTGCATTACGTTCTAAATGAGCAAGTTCCGGAGGAAATTTAAAACTTGGATCGGTTGCAAAAGCTGCACCAACTAAACTATTTGATGTAGTCCCTGTTACTTCATAAAAGACTGCACGGGTAAGATAAGCCTCATAAGCGCTTTTATTTGCAGGTGATTTATCATGTGCATTTGGCATCGGCAAATATTTTTCACCTTTAGCCTTAACTGCATCTTCACCTTCACAAACATCATCAAGTTTTTGCCAGTATGGCAAGTTCTTAACATATTCAGCATGTTGAAAAGTTACATCACTCATCGAGCAAATCCCATATCAGCGAAGAAGGTTTCAAATCCTTCATGTAATTCATTAAAAGCGTCAGATCCACCATCTACCTGATCGTCATTTGTTCCATTAGGGAAATTCCGAAGTTCTTCAATAAAGGCTTTGTTCCAATCACCTTTAAGCATTCGAACATTCCCAACATTTACTTGAGCGGCAAAAGGCTGTGCCCGAGTGATCTTGTCACCCGATACTGGTTTTGCAACCACATGGTAGCCACTGAGAAGTTTTGTAAATGCCAGAGCTTGAGATTTCCCTGCTTGACCAGGGTCCTGAGGAATTCGAACAGTTACGTTTTTTCCGTCAAGCTCAGTGGTTTGCTTTAAGCGTTTATTTACATTGTCAGGGCCAAGCTGTCCTCTTGTAACATCGACAATGTAAGTAAAACCATCTGCACCAAGAGCTTCTCTAACACCTGCAGTAAAGTCGCCTTCATTCTCAGTAGCACCAAAGTCCCAAGCCCTTACTTGCTTCACTACATCAGCAGGTAAAGCATCCACAATTTCAATATTGTCAGGCTTAAAAAAACCGCCTGCTGGCGGTGATGGCATTTGACGATATTGCCCGGCAAAAACATACGGAGCAGCTTGCTCCATTTGCTTCAACTTTTGGATATTGTGTTTTGCCGGCCATAGTGCGGATCCGTCTTCTTGAATAGCTGAAAGACATAGATGCTCCCACACTTCACCATTTCCACCAGCTACAGGAACGCCGTCTTTTCTATCGCCTAACAACCAACCTGCTAAATCATCCTCATGCAAACGCTGCATGATGACGATGATCGGTGTGTCTGGTGAGTTAGTACGTGACTCAAGGGTGTTTTGAAACCAATCAATTACCCCTTCTCGAATTGTTTTAGAAGAAGCTTCATGCGCTTTGTGTGGGTCATCGATAATGATGCATCCACCAAACCCATCACGAAGTTTACCCGCACCAAAACCAGTAATCGTACCGCCTGTACCAGTCGCATAGCAGACACCGCCTTGAGAAGTCCTCCAGAAGTCTTTAGCCTTACTATCATCACGCAATGTGAGATCAGGAAAGACCTTTTTATACGCCTCCTCTTGTACGAGTGTTCGAATCTGAAAGGCATTATTTGCGGCAAGCATTGCCGAGTAACTGATATGAATGAACTCACAGTCAGGCTTCTTTCCAAAACACCAAGCCATAAAATTAATTACAGCAATTTCAGTTTTAGAATATCGTGGTGGAACGTTAATAATTAACCGCTTTATCTCTCCGCGATAAACTTTCATCAAAGCTTCACAGATTTCTAAGTGGTGCCAGTTCTGCATCCATTTATAACCACGGCGCTCCTTAAACATGTACCTTGTGAAGAAATATAAATCTTCTTGCGCCTCGATCCGGATGGCTTTATCCCGAGCCGCATCAGTACTCATCTAAGACTTCCCTCCGCGCTTTTAAGTAATCTTCCATTGGAACTGGAATTTCTGAATTAACTGTTTGGACTGGTCCGCCGTCTTTGCCTGTAATTTCTTGGCGATTAGTAAATTGACCACCAATGTCTTTAGCGGCTTGCTCAAGAATTTTTAAGGCTGTTTTAACGTTTCTAGTTCTATCAAGCTGTCTTTGGTATTGCTTCAGACGGTAGTACTTATTAGCAATAGGAATATCAATTAAGCCTTCATCAAATTTCTCTCTGGTTGATTCAAAAAGCTCAACAAATTTCTTGCTTAAGTTTCTGCCCGAATATTTTGTTGGATCATAGCATTCACATTGGCTACGACTAATATCAACTCCAAACTCTTGCTTGACCTGTTCAACCACTTCTTGAGGGGTATCACGGCATGCAAGAGCTTGAACAATAAATATTTTCACAGGCTCTTTTAGTGCTGCCATAAATTCCCCTTCGTACAGCTACGTACAGCAAACAGGACAAAAAAAAGAGCCAAAAGGCTCAATTGATTACACAATTTCCGCAGCATCTTGAAATATCAAGATTCGAAACAAACGGCGGATTTTTTGCGACTTCAATAAGTCGCTTAACATTTTTGCTTGGTCCATAACGTTTAACTACGCCAATAAACTCTTCAACGTCATGACCTGCAAGATAGTGCTTAGGAAGACCAGAACTATCGCTATAAACAATTTCTCCGTCCTCGTCTCTCATCACTCCAATGTGATAAAGCTCATGTTCAAGTAAGTAACAGAACTCTGTATCGTTTGCACGCTCACAGAAAGAAGCGTCGACAGTTATTAAGTATGTTGGCACAAAGCCGAACCAGTCTCGCATCTGTTGCTCTTGTCTGGCCTTACGCCATCCACCAACATTGAACATGACTTTTTCGCACTGGCCTAACACCATAGCTTGCTTGCTTTTATATGCAGAAGAGGCCCAAGCAAATGCTAAAAATTCTTCATTATCGTGAAGCAGCTCAGCTATGTGATCATGATCGGGGTTATAAAGAGGTCCACCAATAGTTAAGTAATTAGCCACAACCCATTTCTTTAGGTCTGGAGCCGGTATTAAACGAATTGCTTCCTCTTCTTCTGCCTGATCCATAAAATCAGTTGGAGGAAATGGTCTGATCTGATTCATCTTCAATTCTCGCTAATTCACTTTTTATCCAGTTGATGACATATCCCGACAAAATAGAATCTGGATGAAAGCGCTCTATTTTATAACCCATCTCTTCAGCTTGATCATATCGATCAAGACTCCATGCTTTATTTGCCAGCTTTCCACCACGTCCACCAGACCAGGGCCCACCCTCAATTTCAATGAGCAAACGCAATTTCACAATATGAAAATCAAAGCGCCAGTGTTTGGTATGGATCGGTTGAAACTTACTTTCAAAACCAATAGCTAAATCAGTTAGTTCTTCTTTTAGAGTTGCTTCAGCTTCCAAATAGTTTTGCTTGGCTTTTGGTAATGGTGTGCTCTTTGGCTTGGGTTTCCTTTCTTTTTTCCTGGTGAGCATAAAATACTCTTTACCGTCCATATTTCACCCATAAAAAAACCGCCCTTAGGCGGCTTTTGTAGCTAATTTTCAAACCATTTACTAGCATTAAGAAGATTTTGGTATAAATTGATGTTATTTATAATTTCTTTATACTTTTCAATATTTGATGTTTTCCCGTTAATTTTAGCGCTATTAACAAATTCGTCTGTGATTACCTTTGTCATTTCTTCTGGGTCATCAACGCTAACTAAAGGATTTGCTTCTAAATTGGCCCCATATCTTTGAACTAACTCTAAATGTTTACCTGTATGTAATTTCAGTAATGGTAGTATCTTATTCCTTAGTTCTTCATTTTCTACTAACTCAGCATCCTTAATATCTTTGGCAACTTCGAACAATTTAGCTCTACATGTAAAAACTGAATCACCACCAAAGAGGTTGTCTGCAGCAAATGCTGACTCAATTCTTAATTTGAAGTGCTCTACTTGCAATTGCTCTAACAGTTGCTCTGACTTCTCATTTATCTGTTGAAGTTTTACACTATTCCCAATCAAAGTAATTTCAGATATTTTTTCAAAAAAAATAGCTATAAATGAACCAACCAAAAAAACTGTAGTTAGTACAGTTAAATCCCTAGAATCAATTAGCTCATTAACCCTTAAACATATAATGCCCGCAATAAAAATTAAGAATAGAACAAACACTATCACAAGACGTTTTGGCTTAATCTGATTCATTATAATCCATTCTTGGTTTAATTACTTAATCAAATCATAACACCATTTCAAATCATCAGGCGTTTCCAAATAACATCCGTTTTTATTGCAGAAGGCGTGAATGTCGTTAAGGTATTCAGTGAATTGAGCTGTACTTGCATCTGTAGTGCTCATTAGCTCGCATAGGCCGTTTGCTACATCTTGGTATAGAGGATGCTTAGAATCCTTTAGTTCTCTAACAGCCTTGAATGTTTTCTTGTATTGGCCAACGTCATCACGGTCATAGATTTTTGCTAAGAAGTTCTTCTTAAAGAACAGATGCTCATAGTCTTTTTCTGTTCCCTGCTTCTTAGCCCATTGATTAAGCCACATCCAGTACAAACGGTTTTGAGCTTTTGAACGATCTTTCTCTTGTGGTGCAATCAGTACGACCAAAGGCTTCCCTTCACTCGCTGCCTTTGCATGATTATTATTCAGATAGCCAATTACATAGTTGATGTCAGAATGGTTTTTGATGACGAATCGTGGTTCCATTTTGACCTCGCAATAAAAAACCACCCGAGGGTGGTTTAATTTAATTTTTATCAAAACCTAAGTATATTTTTTGAACGCACTCTGCATTTCTTTAATAAATTGATTTGTGTCCAAAAAGTAGTTTGGATAGGCCTTCTTAATCGCCTTCATGTCACCCACCGAAACAAGGACAATGTCTACATCATGTTCCTGTTTTACTTGCGACTCCAAAGTGGCATACATTGTTTGAGCAATTTCCTCCTGAGCCTTGGTAAATGGAATTACATTTACTTTCCAGCTATTTTCCTCTTGCTTGAGAATTAATAGGTGGTAAGCATGTCTACTATTTGACGTAGACTCAATATGTTTTGCCGATATCTGCAACCATTTTAATTTAGTAAAGATTTGAAGCCGTTGCTCGATATCTTTTGCTTCAATCGCGATCTCTTCTGGAGTAGATTTTGAAAACTCTTCAACAACAGGTGTGCCTTCTTTAATAGAAAATAAAGCACTACTTAGTTTTAGAAAGCGTCTAATCTCATCACTTCCGAAGCCAGATTTAATAGATGCATTCTCAATTACTCCCAATGTTTCTACCGCAGTCGCCCAAGAGTGTTGCAAGGCTGTACGTATTTGTAACTCGATTTTTAAACCATCAAGCCCACTGTGATCTCTACTTTTATAGGTAAAAACTTGGTGGATACTGCGATATCCATCACTTTTCGGATTTTCTATATAATCATGGCAAGGCACAATCGGAACGTGGTTAAACCTATTATTTCGCCCCACTAGTGCTTCATGTAATTTCCTAACATCAGCAATACTTGGCAAAATAACCCTAACTCCGCCAATATCTTGCATTCTGGCTAAATTCATTCTTGGGTTTCTTTGCAATTTAGAAATAATTGATGGCATACGCTTCAATCTTTGCGCAACCGTAAAATCTCTAAACTTTAGCTGTGTACATTTACTTCTAATGTTTTTCTGAAATACATCAATAGGGTAAGAATGGAGCGCTCTCCAATTATTTAAAATATTATAGGCTTCTATCTTTTCTACCTGAGTGGCTGTATCGCTTATAAGTGCAGCGCCAGCTCTTCTGAGAACATTTGTCCCAGGCACAACTAGTTTTGCTTCATCTATGCTCATAATAAACCCCTTTGGTGTAGAAAGAGTTTATCATAATTTTAAAAATGGCGATTAATTTTTTTTATAAACATATGTAATTATTTAAATTTATTCATATCAAAAAACATCCTGCTCTTTTAGCTCACTAATAAGAGCCGCCTTACCTAACATGCGCTCTCTAGATAACGTTTCTTTCTTTGTTTTACGGCCTAATCCGCGCCCACCACCTTTATTCCCGACTCTTTTAGACCAATACTCATAGTCACAATTTTGTGGCTTACTGCCTTTGCGAGTCCTACTCATTAAAACACCTCACCATCTTTAAGATTAAGCATCCGCTCTGTTTTTTCTAACATCTTGCTGAACCATTCTTTTGATTCTACAAGTTCCATCCCTCGGTACTGATCAAACCATTGATGACAGGTATGGCACAACGGAATAGTGTATTTATCATTTGCCTTGATCCCCTTGCCTTTACCATGTTCGCTGAAATTAGAATGAGCCGCTTGCGAGTGAGGATAACCGCATCTAACGCAGGGCAGCGCTCTTATTTCGTTTAGCCTCTTTGTCGAACGCATTTTCCAAGTTCTCTATTCTGGTTCTGAGAGTATTTACTTCACGCTGACATTCAGTCTTAAACGTATGGCTGCTGAATAAGTGGTTATAGTTTTCTAACCGGCTAAGATTACGTTTATAGATTTCTAAATTCTTCTTCGCTTCGATTGTGTCCATGTTCACACATCCTTAACTAATCTTTCAGCTACCACGATTGATACGTAAGATGAGTGGTTTACTCGTCCATTCTTAATAAACTCAACCTTCATGTGATTAAGTGCTTCAATTTCTTCTTCAAAAGCTTCGATCACATAGGCATCTAATTCTTTATTAAAATATGGATCTGCCAAATAATCAGATAATGTTTGCCTTGTATCTTTTGAAATCTGATTAACGAAATGACGTCTAGACTTTTCGTTATTCTCTTTATAGAAGTCACTTGTGTAATCTTCTGGACCAGAGTGATAAATCATTTCATAAATAATCATGTTCACCCCAAGAAATGCCAGAATATCCAAATTATTGCAGCACAGAATGCAAGCCAAATGCCGACCTTAAAACCATTAATGAACTGAGGCTCTTCAAAACCTTCCATGAATTCTTCATGCAGTTCATTGTGAGCAGTGTTCCACTCATAAATGTCTTGCTTCTCTTTGGGAGTCATATAGATCTGAGCTTGCTTTTTTGTATGTGCCTTAGCAATCAGTCGCTTTGCTTTCTTTTGTTTTCGATTCATAATCACCCCAAAAAAGAAAACCCCGTCAAACGACAGGGCTACAAACACTTAATCTTTCCACACTTTCTGCATTCTTTCTGATTGAACATGTCAGATTCATATTCCCAAACATGAAAACAGAATACTTGCCTGATGATTCGGAGCATGTGAACCTCCAAAAAAAGCCCTACGTTTAAGCATCGACTAGCAATCCAGTCCAGCACATCGTAATCCAATGTTCTAAGCTTGTAGGGCATAAAAGCAAAAAGCCCATCAACTTAATGACAGGCTTTGATCTAGTTTCGCCTTCTTGCTTATGTTGCAAGGGTTACTGCTAGGTAATTAGGTGAGAACCCTTGAGGCTTACAGACTATTTCACTCTAGGGCGTATTTAATCTCGTTCGGCGAAAGACGCTGTAAGAATCCATCACCTAGTGAATCACGTATAGAAAATCCACTCTAACACAAATTTAGCACTTCGCGTCTGGACAGTCAAGTGATTATCCTGCTCTCTCACTTTTAATGAATGAAGCCTGCCCGCGCATGTAAGCAATGCCACAACGAATATCTTGATCTACTGAAGCTTTGCTTATTCCGCGTCTAAGTGCAATTTCCCTCAATGAATATCCACTAACATAATGTGACCAAACTAGGTCCAACCACTCTTGAAGGACTTCACTTGCATTGTCTTTGATATCCAACCATAAGCGCTGAAAAGCACGAGCCTCATTGTCATTAATCAAACGCCCTGATTTCTTTGGAGTTGGCATACGCCCAATATATTCACCATCATTCATGTAGACATTCAATAGCCACTCACGTTGATCTTGAGTAAGCTTCTTATCAGGTGTTGTTTTAATAATGGTTAAGCGGTTATTTGGGCAAGCATCACACCATGCACCAAATGCTCGTAACCATCCTTCCAATGTACGTTCTTTCCAATTCACTGTTTGCATAATGTGATTTACTGCCGCATTCATACCGTCACCCTTACTTGCCGTATTTCTTAATATGAGTTCTAACTTTTTCTCTGTTGGCTTCTCCGCTCGCTATCTGTTCATACATTTTTCTGGTCTGCCAAATGACATAAATAATGAGAATGGGAGAAAATAAAATTCTCAGGATGATTAGAAGCAGCTTTAAAGAAGCTTCTGCATAGTCTTTGAGGTCACACCACTGATCTTCGAACCAACCCTTTAGAAAGAATCCTTGCCATTGGAGTGTGAGCTTTAATGCATCTACATCTACCTTTGATTTCATACCGTCACCTTCTTCCCGTTCATTCCCCAGATCAACATGCCTGCGTCACGTTGCTCTTGATTCGTACGCCCTTGCCAGCCAGTTATCTTGTTAAACTCATCTGCATTGAGCTTTGATTTAGTTGGCTTCACCAGTAAAACTGCTAAGCCTAAAGCCTGAGCTATTTCTGCCAATAAGATGCCTGTTGCATGGTTCATCCCAACGCGTCTAGCAATCTGCTCATTCACTTGTCTTGAGTGACCACCACCTACTCTGAAGTTGGCTTTCTTATTTTCCCAGCCTGCTTCAATCACAACCTTCTTAATGCTGTCCTGTTCATTTCTGAATAGCTCAACAGTTTCAGGAAACGTCATATTTTTTAGTTGAAGATCATTCCCTAGAATGGCAACTCCCGACTTTTCCAAGTCAGGATCGATGCCAATGATGATTTGAGCATCTTTGAATGTGGTCATAGCAACACCTCAAAGTATTTACTGAACGTAGGGCCGTTGTGAGCGACATTAATAAGGGTTAAAGGTGAATCTGTTTTATAAAGATAATCACCTATATCTATTCCCCGATTCCCAACAAACCCAGACAATACAAAGTCTTCACCTTGCATATACACCTTTGAATCAGTACCTTTTAGGAAATCTTCTAGTTCCTCTGTGATTCCTTCAAACTGTATTGATTCATACTCTTGCGGGATTGTTCTTAGCTTCACTGTCCTTCCCCCTTGAGCGCTTGCTCTAACTGCGCTGCACAGTGGTAGCAGCCTTCTTCATAACCTTCTGTCCAATGAGTAGTTTTATCAAAAGCAATTTCATTCCATGATTCGATTAACTTAAGTGCCGCATCCACCCTCTTTTGCATCTTCAACATGTTTATGCCTTGTTGAGTGTATAGGGCTTGCAGCTCCTCCACTTTCGCTTGCTGTTCTTGCCAAACTTCCCAGCGCCCATTAAGAAAAACGACTGATATCAAGCAACCATCTGCATTGACTTTGTATCGGTTTTCTTTTTCATCAAAATAGATAGAATCACTAAGTAACTCTTTGGTTTTAGGGCTTTGCTCAAACTCTTCTCTACACTTATCCATCTCAAACATCCTTTGATTTACACAGCGGGCTGATGTGGTTTTCTATGTGGGAGTCGTCGCCTATATCGTTGTCAATGCGGTGGCCTGCTTCAATGTCATCTTCCGATGCAGGTTTTAATGCAGCCAGACTTACTAAGCTCCATCGCCCTTGTAATTCGACTACAGCATCTCCGTCTTCAATCTGAATAAACTTCATCAAGCAAGGTGGCAGCAAACGGCAATAAGGCTTTGAAGTATCAAAAACAACCCAGTCACCGCGTTCAAATTCTTTAAACTCACTCATGGCTGGCTCCCCACATAAACTGGCACTTGTTGAAAATCGCACCGCACATCTGTTCGATCTGTTTCGTGACGTAGTTTTTGCTTTTCACAAATTGACTGAGTTGCATATTGAAGCTGGTATGTCGACTCGGTGGCACTACCAACCATCTGATGTTGGGTCACAGTGAGAACCCATACGGTAATAAACTTAATCATTCACACCTCCGTATATTGATTCGTATGCTGCAATAGCTGCTAGCAATGGCTGGTTATATACAAAACAATCTTTATGAGCTTCTGAACGTGCTGCTTTTAATCCACCTAAGCTATTTACCAAATCAACCGACTCCACCAGACGCTTGAGTTCTTGAATACACAAGCAATCATCCTCAATGAATCTAAGATTTCCACCAAAACCAGCAGTTGAACGCCAAGACCCTTCTGTAAATGTTTTTAGAATTCGACCCTCCCACTGGCGGTATTGTCTTAGCCCGTAGTGAGTAGCACCTTCTGGCGCCCACTCAACAACCTCTCTCGCCTTCTCCACCCCAAACTCACGAATAAACTGTTCTGGTTTCATTGTTGTTCTCCGTCACGTCTAGTCATGGCTTCCTGCTTGAGCTGGTCTAGCATTTTCAGCTTTCTTAATTTCTCGTAGAGGTTCGCTGCTGCTCTTGTTTCTTCATTACGAGTACCGAGGTTGTAATCTCTTCGGAGCTTCATCATTGATGTGTAATCTACAAATTCGATCATGCTTTCAGCTCCCCTTTAACATTCAGTAAGTCCTTTGCAAACTGAGTTGCTTTGTAAGTTGCGTATGAGTCCTTTTCCAAGTAGCCGCTTTTAATTAATTCCTGCACATAGCACTGGATAGTGTTGTTGGGCGCATCTAGCACATAGTCATGCAAATCCTTCATAGTGAAAGGTTGTGTTGCATGTGTAGCGAATAACAAAATGTCAAAAATGTTTTGGAATGCTTTAACTCGTTTTATTGCTTTCATGCTGCACCCCCTAAGATTCTGAATGCGCTTCTAGCCACTTCTGGAAACTGTCCGTTGCCAATGGCTTTAAGTCTGTCCACCCCAAAGGCCACTTCATGGTTAATTCTGCAAAGTAAGGGTTGAGGTAAGTCGGATCTGTTTCGCAAATCCTCAATGCTTCGCACATCTTGGCCCCACGGAAATCCTTTGACCCTCGATACCTGTTTTTGGATGAACCCTTTCCCTCGTTTGCTCCAAGAGTTGGTAGCGACAATCCAGGTGCGTTCTCGTTTATGAACTCCACCAATATCGGCGCATGAAATAATTCCCCATTGAGCATCAAACCCCATTTGGGCAAGATCACAGAGGATTCTGTCGAGTCCACGAGTAATGAGCATTGGACTGTTTTCAATGAATGCGAACTCGGGTTGTATTTCGCAAATGACCCGCTTAAATTCTTTCCAGAGTCCTGAACGTTCTCCGTCAAGTCCTGCACCCTTTCCTGCGATGCTGATGTCCTGGCATGGAAATCCGCCAGATATAACGTCAATAATTCCTTTCCATGGTTTTCCGTCAAAAGTAGTAATGTCAGACCAAATCGGGAAAGGTTTGAGAAATCCATCATTTTGTCGTTGCGCCAAAACTTGGCTTGCGTAGGCATCACGTTCAACTGCGCAAACTGTGCGCCATCCCAGCAAATGCGATCCGAGTATTCCGCCACCAGCGCCTGCGAAAAGAGCCAACTCATTTAAGCCACCTTTATTTTTTAATTCTTCACACCAATCGACTGTTTGATTATCTAGAGGATGTTTCACGCTGCACCTCTCTCTTCCACTGGGAATGACATGCCCACAAAGCGACAAATATCTAAACGGTCCTGAACATTTACAGATCCGCGCTTCCCATGACGGTTTTTAGCAATTATTAATTCAGTTACGCCTGTAGGTGCATTTGTCTCTTTTTCGAGAATTGGATGAACCATAATGATCTGGTCAGCATCTTGCTCGATTTGACCTGAGTCTTTGAGGTCACTTGCAACAGGCTTGTGTCCTTCTGCAGCTCGGTTAAGTTGAGCTAATGCAATTACTGGACAATCGAACTCTTTAGCCATAGCTTTTAAATCACGGCTAATTGATGCAACTTCTTGAACACGATCTTTTTTAGATGGGTCACGGATTAAACCCAAGTAGTCCACAATGATGCAGCCTAGAGCCTTATATTTGCGTTTTGCTTTACGCGCATAGCTTTGGATTTCAGAAATGGTTGGCTTCTGCTTCTCTTCAATAAAGATTGGAAGGTTGCGGAACTGAGCTATCGTGCCAGTAAGCTTTTCAAACATCCCGTCATAAATTTCCCCGTTGTGAAGATTGTTATATGGGATATGCCCTAATGCTGAGATCATGCGGTTGGTTAGGGTTGGTGTGTCCATCTCAGCAGAGATAAATAAAACAGGCATGTTGTAGCGCTTAGCAGTTTGCATTGCACACATCTGCGCGAGTGTTGACTTGCCACTACCCGGACGACCACCAATAACACAAAAATGTCCTTTCTCGATTGTGCCAAGAAGGTTATCTAAGTGAGGAATATTAAATTGAACTCCAATAAACCCTTTTTCTTCCTTCTGGGCGATTTTCTTCTCGAAACGTTCTAAAGTTTTTTCTAAGGCTTGATTGAAATCAAAACCAGTTTGCTTCTGTTCGATAGTGCTACTTGATGTGCTGAATAGGTTCTCAGCTTCAAGGTAAATATCACTTACTGTTAAGTCTTTTGCCCGTCCAGCAATGGCAAGTCCAATGCCTTCAACTTCACGATGGTTTTTTAACTTAGTTAATTCTGCGACAAAGTATTCAAGGTGATGGACACTACCAATAGCGCTATTAAGTTGAATTAAATATTCTTCACCGCCGATATCGTTAAGCAGATTTCTTTCTTGTAGATGCTTGCCAACGAATACTGCGTCATACGGCATATCAGCATTTGATAACTCAACAATGGCGCGATAAATGATTTTGTGTCGTCCAGCGAAGAAATGTTCCTCAGTCAAATCGTTTGCAACTACTTCAAGTGAGTTGCTTGTTGTCATGAGTGCAACAAGAACACTCTGCTCAATAGAAATATTTTGGATATCAGAACTCATTACCAATCTCCATAATTAAGATCAGCATTTTTCATATCTGCTGGTGTTTGTTGTTGTGCAGAACCATTCAAAGTTTCAAATGCTGGCTTCCAGTTGTAACGACTAGCAAACCCAATCCACGATTCACTCAAAACAATACGAGCTGCATCATTAGTTGAAATCCCTGCATTGCAGCTTTCGTGGTAATGCTTGATCACAGCATCAAGAGTTAATGGTTTTTTAAGGGTCTTACGGTATTCATTGAATCGTTTAGCAACCTCAAGATCTAAACCGATAGCGACAAGAGCTTCACATGGTTTCTTCCCTTTCAAGATTTTTTCAAGCTCAGCCGTGCTTAACTTACTATCTGTAGTAATCTCTGTAGTATTCTCTGTATATGTGTCACCCTCCAGGTGGGGAGGGTCTTCCCTGTAGGGTGGGAGGTCATGACTTTCAAGTGAGGAGGGTCCTACCGTAGAAGTTAGGAGGGTGGTCACTTCAAAGAGAACATGGGTAACTAATTCAATGAACAAAACATTGCTAAGTTTTTGACCATTTACATCTACAGAGCGGAAGTGACGCTTGATCACGCCGAACTTTTCAAGACGATCTAATGCTTCTTTAACTTGCTTCCTTGAGAACCCAAATTGATCTGCTAGACTCTGATATGAGCGTTGCAATAAATCAGCTTTGAATTTTTTCTTTACCGAAACGATATGCCCAGAATCTTCATCACGGACAATAGTCGGACGATGCCAATAAACAATTTCTGAAAGCAAAATGACCGCATTTGTATCGGGCTTTCCATTTTCCAATTTGAAAGTATTAAACCAATTAGCAGGAATGACATTGCCTTCAATATTGAGGCTGGCAATTTTGTCTACAACCGGATGACCTGTGGTGTATAAGCTCATACAACACCACCTTGCTTAAATTCCTTATACAGCTCATCAATTTCTTCAATGAAGAAACTATCTAAATCAGAGTCATATAAGCGTTTTAAAGCTCCATATCGATTTACAAACTCAGGGTACTTAGATTCGTACCACTGAATAAATTTAAAAGTGGTTTTACTCATCTAGTTCCCCTTCTCTACTGTTTCTGCTAATATTGAATGGTTCATTTGGTCCTTCTCCGATTGAACACTAAGCCTGATTTACGAGATCAGGCTTTTTTAATGTCTGCTGTTTCTGAGCGCACGGATAAATCTGAATGCAGCTCATGGTTTTTATCGTTCTCTGTTAAGCCGAAAATCTTTTGTTTAATCTTTGTCTCAGCTTTCAATTGTTGGAGATGAGGCTTGATTAAAGTTTCGTACACATACTCACTTGCACCCTGTCCTGCTCTTAGCATTTCAGCCAATGAAGCCAACTGTTCTTTGTGGTCTGTAGGCATATGGATGGTGATTGACGCATCCTTCTTAGGTTTACGTTTAGTCATGGTTTTTCCTAGGCAGTTAATGCTTGACGGTCAGCCTTTAGCTTTCCATTTGTTAATACTTCAAAGGCAGCTTGCGTTCTTGGTGGTATGCCTTCTCGCTCCCATTTGGTAATACCTGAGCGTGCTTTTTTGATTTTCTTGGCTAGTTGAGAGTTATTTTCTACACCGTAGAACTCCCTCAAATGCTCTACATTCATATTCAAATTCCTGAACATATTAATTCAACTTATTGAACAACATGTTCAAGCATTTGTCAAACTTCTTGTTCATAATTTTGAACATCTGATATAAGGTTTTGAACGATGGATAATTCTGTTTCTGATCGCATTCAATCTCGAATGGCTGAATTAAAGTTATCTCAAGCGGATTTAATGAGGCTCACTGGCGCTGCTAGAGGAACTGTTTCTGGTTGGGTAAATGGAAGTAATAATCCGAGCGCAAAGCACATTGAGGCGCTAGCAACCGCATTAAAAACAACATCCAGATGGATTCTTACTGGAAAAGAAAAACAAAATTTAACCAACTTCAACATGCAAGAATTTATGGATAAGCACGGTCTATCCAAGAAAGATGAATCATCATTTGATGTGAATGATATTCAAAGCCCTTCAGTAGTTGAGTATGGTGGGGATGATGGATTTATCTGGATTGATGTGGTAGAGGCAAGTTTTTCTTGTGGCACAGGAGAGTCTATAGAGTTTCACTTTGATGTGATCAATGGAAAACAGCCATTCCCACCTAGTTTTTTTAAACAAAAAAATGTTCATCCTGATTGCATGCGCATCATCAAGGCTAAAGGCGACAGTATGGCGGACAAGATTGATGATGGGGATTTGGTTGGCATTGATATATCCCAAACCGACATTATTGATGGTCAAATTTATGCTGTTTACTTTGAGGGTGAAGGCATGATTAAGCAGATTTTCAAGGAAGAAGGCGGGAAACTGATTCTGCACAGCCTAAATCCTAAATACAGAGATCGTGAAGTCACGGAGCAAAATGGATTGAATTTTAAAGTTATGGGTCGCCAATTTTGGCGTGCAGGTTAAAAAAGGAGAATGGAATTGGATAACGCAAAACTACCAATCAATCAGATTATTGCTCGCATCAATGATGCTGCGAAACATGGTGAAGCTTTGGTGCTAACAGCCGAAGAAGTGAAGATTCTTTCCAAAGATATTGGCGACAAAGTCTTTATTCCTGTGCTTACTAATGAGCAGGTCGTGCAGTTGGTAAAAGAAGGAAAGCTAGGCCAGAAAATTAATAACACAAAAGATTAATAAACTGTGAACCCGACACAGTCTTTTAAATGTGGGGTATATCACTTATTAGATAGTAATATTTATTGATGTTTTAGTGTGTAATGTGTAGATTGCCAATAGTTTTTATAGTAGATATTGGGATTATGCAATATGTCTAATATTGAGCAAGATACACGTTTTATTGTTAACAATAATTTGATTAACAAGGGCTGGATCTTGGACATTCAAGATCCAAACAAAAATGTCTTTTTTGAATCAGATATCTTAAGAATTGTTAATAATGAGTTTCTCAAGAAAAGTAAAAAAAGACCCGATTATGTTCTTTTCGATTCACAAAATAAGCGGCCAATCGGTGTAATTGAAACGAAATCAGGTGGAAAAAGCTTAACAAAAGCACTGGATCAGGCAACCGAATATGCTGAAATGCTTGATGCACCTTTGATATTTGCAATGAATAATGGTTTCTGCGAAACACGGCATTTGTATACCCAAAAACCATTATTTATTGATGAAAATGAGGTTAATGAATTAATAAGAGTAAATGAAGCTAAAGAGTTCATATTGCAGGAAACAAATGGTATTTATATTACACCTAAAGAAATTTTAGTCTCTCGCAAAGAGTTAATTAATGTTTTCAAGAAGTTAAATAACTCACTAAGAGGTGAAGGTTTAAGAGCTGGTATAGAAAGGCTTTCAGAATTTGCAAACATTCTTTTTTTAAAATTGTATACAGAGAATGCTAATACAGGTATTTGGAATTCTCTCAAAAGTCTCGATAATGATTTGCTAATTAATACAACTAATAACATACTACAAGATATTGATAGACAATATGGTGCTTCTGTTTTTACAAATTTACAGCTAACCAACCCTGTTGCTGTTAAAGAGATGATCAAAGAGTTGGATAAGTTAAAACTCTCATCAATAGATACCGATATTAAAGGAGATGCTTTTGAGTATTTCTTACAGCAAGCTACAGCAACTAATAATGACTTAGGAGAATATTTTACTCCACGTCACATAACTAAAACCATTGTTAACTTAGTCAACCCTAAATATGGTGAAAAGATCTATGACCCTTTTTGTGGGACAGGTGGTTTTTTAACAGAGGCATTTGATCATATAAAAGATAACACTTTAATTGCAAACAATAGTAGTGAAGAAATCAAGCTTAAACATAATACTATTTTTGGAAGAGAAATTACCTCAAATGCAAAACTCGCAAAAATGAATATGATTCTGCATGGGGATGGGCATAGTGGAATTTGCCAGATAGACACACTTCAAAACCCTATTGAATCTGAATATGATGTGGTTATAACCAACATGCCATTTTCTCAAAAAACTTCTTATTCTCACTTATATGAGAATAAGTTAGCTAAAAACGATGGTGATGGAGTATGTGTTCTACATTGCTTTAAAGCAACAAAAAAAGGAGGGCGAATGGCATTAGTAGTACCTGAAGGCTTTCTTTTTAAAGCCGCTTTAGCTCCAGTAAGGAAGTATTTATTTGAAAACGCCCAACTAAAAGCAGTAGTTTCACTTCCAAAAGAAGTTTTTCTGCCATATGCAAAAGTTAAAACCAATATACTCTACTTTACCAACTGTCATAATGGTAGAACAAATTCTGACGTTTTTTACTACAATGTGACAAATGATGGCCTAAGTTTAGATTCTTTCCGTAGAAAAATTGACGAAAATGATTTAAAAAATTTAGATTTTGCTGATTTAAATAAGAGCGACTTTGATAAATATTATAATGAATTAGGTTTCTTAAAAGTTAATCCAGAATTAATCAGAAGCAATGATTATATTTATAATTATGCTCACTATAGTAATTCACATATAAAATCAAAATTCCCAACTATAAAACTAAAAGAACTCCTATCCTTGTCTGGCAAAGTCAAAGTGGGAGAGGATACAAATATACCTATTATGAGTATCACTATGGAACATGGCTTAATTGATCAGCATGAGAAATTTAAAAAACGAGTCGCAAGTTCTGATATTTCTGGGTATAAAAAGGTTTTTAAAAATGAACTTGTAATGGGGTTCCCTATAGATGAAGGTGTTCTAGGATTTCAAAAATATTACGATGCTGCTGCCGTAAGCCCAGCATACAAAATCTTTAGATTAAAACGAGAAGTTAATGTAGAATATTTGGATTTGATTTTGAGATCTAATTCTCTAAGAAAAATATACAAAAGTAAAATGCAAGGCAGTGTAGAGAGACGACGCAGTATTCCTGATGAAATGTTTTTGAATATTGAGATCCCGAATCCTCCTGAAGAGGTTAAAGATCAAATAGTAAAACAACATAAACTAATAAAGGAAATTGAGAATAGTCTCAAGGAAAATCAAAAAAAATTGCGTCTAAAGACAGAAGCATTATGGGAACTTCCTCAAAATTACAACTAATCCCCCCTTCGAACCCACCACCACGGTGGGTTTTCTTTTGTCTATTAAAGCATGAATTCAGAATATTGAACATTTTTAATTAATTTATTGAACAAAGTATTGACATTAACGTTCAATTAGTTGAACATAACTCTACCGAATATTAAAAAGCCCTGAACAATCTTGGCGGATGCAGGGCTACTCAATGAGTGAGATAAGTATGAATCAAAGAATTGAAAAGTACAAGTTTAGCCAAGCCTTTAGGGATGGCTCGAAAGCTTTCATAGCTTTCTGGATTATCACCTTCATTGCATTTGCTTTCTTAAAAGGCTGTGCCGACGAGCAATACGCCAACGAACTCAAAGCAAAACAGAATATGTATGTGCGAGTGCAAGTGGAAGGAGCTAACTAATGAATATGTTAGTTAACAAGCCAGAGTTGCTGTGCCCTTCTTTCCCTTACTTAGATATGTCTACTGACATTCAAGTCGAAGGTGAAACGGTTTATTTCGACTTAACTTACGGCTGCAATTTTCTTAACTGCCAGATTAAAGCTGAAACGACTTATGACACTCGTGAAGTAACTGATCAGTCCAGTGGTTGTGCACATGACCAAGAGTATGAAGTACTTGTAGTTGACACAAAAACTCATGCCGTAGTGACTGACAAAGACGGCATTGAGTCACCAATTGGCTTACGTTTCAAGCTTACAGACTCACAAGTAAACAGCTTAAACGAGCAGCTTAAATACTACGCCGAAGAATTGGCAGATGAAGAAGCGGGAGTGGTGTGATGCAAGTGCATGAGAAAAGAAAACTACTTGAAGCCATTGATGTGCTTATCCGTCGTCCTGCTTCCGCAACAGAGACAACACTGGCTGAAGCCATGGCCTATTTCAAGATGCTGATTGAGGAGTCCACACAAGGACAAATTGAAGTCCGATATTCAGACACTACTCAGCAGTTGCCATTTTAAGAATTAGGAGAAGATTATGAATGCGCCAGTTTTGGTACATAACATGTCGAATGCAGCGTATCACGCTCATTCGGCTGTTAGTAGCTCTCAGCTTAAAACCATTCTGCGCTCTCCTGCCCATTTCTTTGCTGAGCACATGAGTGGTAAGGAACACAAGCAGACTACTGCAATGGCGCTTGGTACTGCGGTTCATGTTCTATTTCTTGAACCAGAAGTTTTTAACGATGAAGTTGTAATCGAGCCAATCGTTAATAAGCGAACAAATGTAGGTAAAGAAGCAATAGCAAAGTTCTTACAGGACAATGCAAGCAAGACAATCATTACCGAAGAACAGTACCAGGCAGCTGCTAAAGCTGCGGAAGCAATGAAACGCCACCCTATGTACAACATGATTTTATCAGGTGGTATTCGTGAAGCTTCGATCTTTTTTGATGATGAAGAAACAGGTCTTGAATGTCGTATTCGCCCTGATTGGCATGTAGCACCTGAAACAAGTGAATATTTCCCTAACGGGTTAATTGTAGACATCAAAAAGACAACGGATGCGCGTGCGAATGCATTTTCAAGAAGTTGCCAAAACTATGACTACTCACTTTCAGCAGCTATGTATATCAATGGATACAAGGCTTATTACGGTGAAGATTACAACCCTTCTTTCCTATTTTTTGCAGTAGAAGAAGACGATCCGCATGAGTCAATCATCTATTACGCATCAGATGAAATGCTGTTTATTGGTGAGCAGAAACGCCGATCTGCAATGCTGACTCTACTTCAATGCAAAGAGTCAAATGAGTGGCAAGGCTACACAAAACAGATTCAACCAATTGATTTGCCTTTATGGGCTAAGAAAGAATTTCTAGGAGAATAACAATGAATATGCTTGCAACATTAAATCAAGGCATTGTTCCTCAAGCTGAAACAGCAGCAAATGTACTTGCAGCACAAGCAAAGGCTCAAGTTGAAGCACGTTATATGATGGCTATGCATCGTCCTAGAAATTGGGATGCTGTGCGTCAAGACCTTTTAAAAGAATGTCGTCGCCCGTCATTTGCTGACAACACATCTACCTACTACAAAAAGCCCGTAGGTGGTCGATCTGTAACAGGTTTAGGAATACGTTTTGTTGAGGTCGCAATTCGCTGTATGACAAATATTCTTGTTGAAACAACAATGATATTTGAAGATGAACATAAGGAGATTCATCGCGTCTCAGTAACTGATCTTGAGTCAAATACAACATACCCACAAGACATAAAAATCAATAAAACAGTGGAACGCAAGGCAATTGCGGGTCGTGATGTTGTTAGTGAGCGCCTCAATAGTGAGGGTCAAAAAGTATATGAGGTTGTTGCCACTGAAGATGAAATGCTTAATAAGCGAAATGCGGCAATTTCAAAAGCTATTCGTAATGCTGGACTTCGCATCATTCCGGGTGATTTACAGGATGAGGCAGAGCATTTAATTCTACAAACACGTCAAAGCGGAATCAAAGAAGATCCTGAAAAATACCGAAAACAGATTGTTGACTCATTTAGCAATATTGGCGTTAAGGCGCAAAATCTTGTTGATTATATCGGATGCCCTCTTGATCAATGCTCCCCTGCTCAAATTGATGATCTTCGTGCTGTATTTGGTGCAATCAAAAATGGTGAAACCACATGGCAAACCGTTATGGCTGAGAAAAACGAGCAAGAATTGTCAGAAGGTAAAAAAGCTCCTTCAAATGACATCAATGCAGTAAATCAAGCAATTCAGCAACAAGGATAAGGTGGCAGCATGACAGATCAAGAATACAGAGGGAACATGAACTACCCTTTTCAAGATCACATCGTCTTGAATGTCGAAGAAAATGTAGTTCCTTTCCCAAGAACAAATCTGCGTAAGTGTCAGCATGCCCAAGTTGAAATTGACACAAAAGCTTTGGAACTTACATGCATGAAGTGCGGAGCAAAAGTAAATCCTGTGATGTGGATCAAAGACACTATGAAGTATTGGTCCCGACAGCAAGCAAGGATTACAGAGCAGAAAAAGCAGATTAGTGAAGACCTTGATGAGCTAAAGAAAAGAGCCCGAACCAAGTGTCAGCACTGCAACAAGATGACTGCTATTAACTTAAAGAATTTCAAATTTACAGTAATTGGGTGATGACATGACAGATTTGAATAAGGAAAGAATGGAACTTGAACTTTCGGCTGGTGTTTTAGATCGTCAAATTGACAATTTAAAAGCTGAAATTGCAGATGAATATTTTGATGATGAAAAGCTTGAACTTCTCATTGAATATGCAATGAAACTTGGTGAAGTTTATGCGCAACGTGACTTGTTAGAAAAAGCCAAAGCTCAGGCGGTGCCAGAGGGTTATGTTCTTTTACCAAGAGTTCCAACTGAAAAGATGTTTCAAGCCTATGAACGATCTTCAGTCGCACCAATGTCGACGCTGAGTAAAACTGGTTATAAGGCAATGGTTGAGGCAGCAGGTGATCAAAATGAAAACTCTTAAAATTACTTGGCTTGATGCTTGCTCTAATTGTGGTTTTGGCGACTATGCAGAAGTAACAACTGAACGTGGCATTGGGTGCTACTTGTGGGATGGGGACAAGGTTCAGTGTCCTAATTGCAATCACAAGGGTGAAATAGAATGTGATTCAGGGGTTGCCTTTGTCAATTGGGATGAAGTTGAAGAAGCGAGCGAATCGGGAGCTGAACAATGAGCATAACTCTTAATGGTCACCAATTAAAAAGCCTTCTCGAATTTGTAAATCCAGATGGTGAAAATGATTTAGATCAACTTGAAACTGAACTAACTATTAAATTTTTTGAAGATGGGTACAGTGGCAAAGGCTATTACTTTTGGATGACCGAATATCCAGAGGAAGGCAGCATGTTGTTGGATGTTGAATCGGGAGCTGAGGGATGAGTGATTTTACTTCTATCAAAGTTCGGTTAAAGCTCTCTATTGGCTTCGTTATTGGAAATCAAGAAGAGGATGTATTGCTAAGTGACTACATTTCAGAAGAAGAATGGAATGCGCTAGGCTTCTTTGAAAAGCAAGAATTTGTTGAAAAGGAAATCTTAAACGAATGGGCTAATGGGTACATTGAAAAAAGCGCCGAGGTGTTGGAATGAATGGTCTCGACTTTGAGCAACTTTATCTAATGGCCCTCATGAATAGCAAAAAGCCAAAGAACGTTTTGAATTGGGTTCATGTATCCAGACATGGGCCAGGTGCGACAAAAGCTACAGAAATTTGTGAATATTTTGGGATAGATCCAGAAGGCACTGATTTTAGAAAAGCGGAAAGTAAGGAGGGGTGAAATGTTATTGACTACTGATGAAGTTGAACTAATCAAAACATGTGATGAAAGCCCTGAACAATATATTGCAGTTTTTCAAGGTCAACAGATTGGATATCTCCGATTAAGACATGGCGAATTTAGAGTTGATTATCCTGATTGTGGTGATGAGACCATTTTGTATTCTCAAGAGTCACAAGGCGATGGGTGTTTTGAAGAAGATGAACGTGAGTACTTTTTGATGACAGCTAAAAAAGCAATCGTTAAGAAGTTTAATGAGATGGAGGGGTAAATGGAGATTGATCGTCGTGTACGTGCTAAAGAGTTTATGATGCTAATGTCTATTGGCCGCACTAAATTCTATCGCATGATTAAGAATGGTGAAATTCCACAACCTATCAAGGTAAGTGACAAAGAGGTATTTTGGCACGAATCAAGTGTTAAGAAAGTTGTCGAAAAACACAAAGATAATTCTGATATGATAGCCTGCTAA